GCATGAACGGCTTGTGCATCTCGCATTCGCGATATTCCGCAAAGCCTTCGCGCCAGCGGCCGAGTGCCAGCAGGATCATCGAGCGGTTGAAACGAGCAAAAAGCGTCGGCGCCAACGCGATGACGGCGTCTATTTCGAGCAGCGCCTCGGTGTTCAGGTTCTCGCGAGTGAGCGCCAGCGCCCGGTTGAAGCGCGTCACATAATCATTGATGCGCAGCTGGGCGCGGAGCGAGCGCGTATGACGTGTCGGCTTGCCGCCGCGCATGATGGTCAGATCACCGTCATCCGGCATGACGGCCCTATGGCCGTTGCGGCTGCGCACATCGAGGATTTCGCCCTTCGCCGTCAGCGCGCGCCAGCCCTGCTCGGTCTCTTCCTGCGCAATGATGGCATCATCGTCGGGCAGAGGCTCGACGAACGTGGACTCTTTCATTTCCACGTCGGCGTCATCCACGCGACGGCGCGCGGATCGCGGAGCGCCCACGACAATGGCCACCGCATCTTGAGCGCGACGGAATCGGTCTGGAACAGGCTGCGCGCTGGCGCCGCGGGCGCGCCGCCGTTCACGATCGGCAGTGGGGTGTCGTTCATGTGGAGTTCGGCCGCCGTCGAAGCCTCGATCTCGGGCTGCGGGCTGATCGCGGCCACCAGCGCCAGCGGTGCAACGCACATGAGGTCATTTCCCATCGCGCTGCTCGCCAGCACGGCAACGTTGCCCGCCTGGAGCACGAACCGCATGACCATGGCAGCAATTCGCCCAGGCGAGCCGATGAGAACGAATGGCCCGTTGCCGCCGACCACCGAGACGGCGTTGATGAGCGTGGCGACGTCTTCAAAGAACGCCTGGAAAGCGTCCGCCGACGCGCTCGGCGTCGTCGTCGCGATGCCAGCACGCAAGCCGGCCGGCTGGGCGGCCGTCGCGGCCGCGGAGCCGAACAGCGCCACGTCAAGCGCCGCCGAGGCCGACCTCATCAGCGTATCGCCGACCAGAACTTCGGCGTTGGATGACTCGATCATCTCGCGCGAGAGCACGCCGATCGCGCCCAATTTGTAAGGCTGCATAATTGCCGCCGTGGCCGCCAGCTGGCGCACGGGAATCGGCGCTCCCTCGGCCACGAAGCCAGCATTGGCGGCACCCGCCACGAAACCGGGCGCGCTGATCAATCCATTGTTGTCGAACATGAGCACGAGCGACTGCGCGAGCAACCGCGCGCCCGCCGCCGATGGCCCCATGCCTTCGAGCCCGTCATATACGACCTTGTGGGCAAGCTCGGCGGCCCATCCCGCGACCGTGGTCATCGCTGGCGCGGACACGGCACGGGTGAGCAGCTGCGCCAGCACCTTGTCAGATGGCCAGAGGCCGCTGGCGACATCGAGCGCCGGGCGCTTCGTCGCGCTCGCAATGACTCGCGCCGTGAGCAGGCGGGTGAATAGATTCCCGCCTGATGGCGGCGGAGGCAGTTCGCGTTCGCGTCGCGCTTCGGCGCGCGCGCGAAACGGCTCGACCAGCGCGTTCATGTGATTCGGCTCCCGTGTTAAAGTTTTCTCAGCTTGCATCCGCACCGCAGCCCAGGCCTTCGAGCGGGCGAGCTTTTCGAGCGCCGCCGTCTGCGCGGCTACGCCCGCGTCATAGCTCGCGACGCGCTCGCCATCGCCCTGCTTGTAGGGCGCCGCGTGCTCCGGATCGTGAACCATGAACACGACGTCGGGGCGCCCACCGTTGTATTTTCCGTAAGCTTTATAGTCCCAATCCGGCGGCGCGTATTCGTCGTTGAAGGGCAGGCGCGCGACCGCGCGGAATCCGCTCTTGCTGTAAAGGCCGGGCAGCACCGTATCGAAGGCGTCGAGCTTGTTGCCGCCCGCCTGAATCGCCATCGCGAGCGCGGAGGACGCGAATAATCTGGCGTTGGAGTCGGGATGCTTGAATACTGAGACGATGTCGCCATCGCTCTTGACCGAGACGCCAGCTTTGCCGTCCGGCGTCGTGAAGGTCCGCATGCCAGCGTAATCTTCGGCCGGGTAGGTCGCGACCGCGGCGCCGAAATTGCCGGCCGTTTTCGCGGCGACGATGGCGTCGTGGAAACGCTGGCCGCCGCCTGCGGTCGCGTTCAACTCGTGAAAAGTTACTGGGGTAGAATGTGGAAGTGCGGCGCTGCCAGCGGCGTTAAGCTCGTAGACGCCAGCTACATCCCGCCCTCTCTCAGATGGTGTAGGGCTTCGTCTATCGAAAGCGTCGGGTGCTGTTCCAGCGCTTGCTCCAGAAGTTCCCGCTCCCCCGGATTCAGGTTTTTGGCTTCCGGATGCGCCGCTATCGCTGCCGCCATCTCCGCCGCCGTCCGTCCATCTTCCTTGGTCATCGCGTGGCTCATCAGGGTCAAAGGCACGCCAGTACATAGGCGCTCCCCGGCGGTCTGTCACGTCTTTCGTGCGCATCGAAAGTCCAGCAAACTCTTTTCTGAGGTCACGCGTACCCTCTCATGCAATCAATGTATCGATGTCGATCGGCTTGGCCGTTCGATCCCGCGCGCGAAGTCCCAGCATCATGGCGAGCGCTACCGCCCCGTCGATCCGGAATCTGGCTTTGTCCTTATCGATCTTCCGGTTGCCTGCTGGGTCCATCGTGGCAACGGCATTCGCCATATTCCAGTTGAGCGCTGGGCTGGACGAGTGGACGAGCGTGCGCTCTGTGATGGCGAGTTCGAGCGCGTCGATGGCAGGACCCATGTCCTTAAAGCCTTGACCCCACGGCAGAATCCGCAAGCCATCGCCACCCTTCTCCCCTTCTTTGTAGGCTTGGAGTCCGATGCGATCGAACTCTCTCAGCAACTCGTCGACACGCCATCGATCGTAAGCGAGCGCGCGAATCTTCTGCGTCTGACCGAGCCGCGCAATGAACGTCGCGATCACGGCCGGGTCGATCGAGCGCCCAGGCGTGGTCATCATGTGACCGCTGGCGACCCATTCTTGATACCGGTGGCTCCCGCTTCCGAAGTCGCGGACCGAATGTTCCGCCAACAATTCGAGCGGCTTCCAAAAGAAAGCGCGGATGCGCGTCGGATCGTTCACGGTGCCCATGACCAGCGCCGTGAGATCAACGACGCTGGAAAGATCGAGACCTAGATAAACTTCTTCGCCCTCTTCGATCCGGACCGAGCCCGCGCACGCCATCCACTCGGCACGCGAGATCAGCGACGCCGTCGGCGATACGCGCTGATTAAGAAAGAGGTTCCTGACCTTCGGTTCTTCGGCCGGCATGCGCTTGGCCTTGCGCACGGCGGTGACGAGGTCGTCGCGGTCGCGCCACTTGCCCAGCGCGGGGTTGGCCTTGAGCCACTGACTCTCGTCTTCGAGGTCGCATTCCTCGTCGGCGGCGTGCAGATGGCAGACGATGGCCGGATCGTTCTTCGCGAGCCCGTCGTCGATGAGCTTCGACAGAATATGCTCCGGGTCGTTCGACTGCGTGCTGATGACAACGAACAACGGTTCGCTGCGGGCACCGAACGAAGTATCGAGCACATCGTAAAGATCGCGGCTCTTGGCTTGCGCCAGTTCGTCGTAGATCGCGACGCTCGGCAGATAGCCGTGCTTCGTTCCGGCCTCGGCCGAGACCGCCCGGAAGATCGAGCCCGTCGGGTGCGCGATCATGGTCTTGGTCGAGCCGATGATTTCGATCTGCGGCCGCAGGATCGGCTCGCGCTCGACGATCTGCTTGGCGAACTTGAAGATGATCGACGCCTGATCGCGATCGTTTGCGGCGCTGTAGATTTCCCCATTCTGAATCGCCTCGGGGCCAATCAGATGGGCGAGCACGATGGCCGCGATGATCGCTGACTTGCCGTTCTTGCGGGCCACCGACAGGATCGCACGCCGCACCACGCGACGCTTGCCGCGATGAGGCTCGTAGATGTCTCGGATAAAGTCTTTTTCCCAGTCATCGAGCGTGAACAGGTGGCCCTCGCCGATGCCGCTCGGGATGGTCAGCGCTTCGATAAACTTGATGACCTCGCGGGCGCGCTTGCGCCCGTATGCGGAGCGCTTAACTGGCGCCGCCGAGGAGTCCCGTGAACTTGTTCGCCCTCGCGCTAGCGACAGGCCCGGTGGCGATCCGCGCTCTGGCGGATGGGGTAAGTCCGAATTCGGTGGCATATCTGACCATGTCGTTCGCGGCGTGGGCGGCCAGCTTGATCAGCGGATTGTTTACCGGCAGCCCGTTGCGCGCCTTGAGAAGCAATCCATTCAGGATCGGATCGCGCCGCGCCATTTCCAGCAGCATTTCCTCTGCCGTGCGCCAGCGCGCATATGCAATGCAGTACGCCGCCAGCGTCGCGGAGTCCACCACCGTCAGCAGGTTCATCCGGACAAGCTCGGCGGCGACCCGCTCCCATTCGAAGCGGGCATAGCCTTGCACAAAGGGCGGCGCCTCCGGGACTTCTTCGATCGGCGTGGGCTGTATTTCGTTCGCAGGCAGCGCGCGTTTGCCTGGGTTTCCGCGCAGAATTTTGAGGTGGGTCGGGATGGGTTTGCGGCCGACAAGGGACATTTAGTGCTCCTATTTGCGACGGTTTTGACCCATTGCCGGGCCAAGACGGTTAAAAACGTCAATGATTTCAGCCTATTATAAAGTCGAAAAAGAACTTGCGGAGGTGCCATTTTGGCACTATATTAATGACGTGGCAGCAGTAGCTAGTCCACTGCGGGTCCGGAACCCTAAAGCAGCCCCAGGTCGAACGGCAAACTTCCGGCGGAACGTCAAAAGTAGCTTCTGTGCCCGGTGCCGCTCGCAAATGAGGACGATGGCTGGGTTTAAGTGGAAAGCGAGGGTAGCGACGGTTCGAAACGGGGAACTGCTTAGCGCGGTCCATGCCATTAGACGATGCGCCCCAAACAAATTTTCAGATTATATCAAAGCGCCGCCTACGGGCGGCGTCATTGATGCAATCTCTCGCATCTTAACCGCGGCCGCTGCAAACGGCCAATCAAACAACGGAGTCACCAAATGTCTATTCTTGAACAGTGCGTCACGATCGCGGAAGCGATCAACCTGCTTAACATCCTGATCGACGGCAACGACCCGGTCATGCTTTGGGGTCCGCCCGGCATCGGCAAGTCGGAAGCCACATGGCAAGTCGCCGCCGAGCGCGGCTGGAAAGTCATCGAGTACCGCGCCAACATCCGCGAGCCCGTCGACGTGCGAGGCATCCCGGTGCCAGACCTCGAAAAGGGCACGACGCGCTGGCTCATTCCCGACGAGCTTCCGAACGCGAAGCGCGACGGCGAGCGCGGCATCCTGTTTCTCGACGAGATCAACACGGCGAGCCCGCAGATGATGGCCGTGCTTTTCGGCCTCGTGCTCGAACGGCGAGTCGGCGAGTACACGCTTCCCGACGGCTGGGTCATCGTCGCCGCCGGCAATCGCGTTTCGGATCGAGCGGCCGCGCAGCGGATGCCGACCGCGCTGCGAAACCGGTTCGCGCACTTGTTCATCACGCCAGACGTCGACGCGTGGTGCACATGGGCGAACCGCAACAACGTCGCTCCCGAAGTGGTCGCCTTCGTGCGGCTGCGGCGAGAGTTGATCCACATGATGCCGAAGGGCGACGAGAACGCGTTCCCGACGCCGCGGTCACTCACCAAGGCCGCCAAGTACGTGAACGCTCCGAAGGCGCAGCGCTTGCGCCTGTTCGCCGCTCACATCGGCGACGCGCCCGCCGCCGAGCTTGATGGCTTCATCGAGCTTTACCGGAACCTGGGCGCGCTCGACGACATCATCGCGAGCCCCGACACCGCCAAGCTGCCGACCGACGCCTCGGGTCGTTATGCCGTGTGCACGGGCCTCGGCCGCATGGCGACGCGGAAGACGCTGCCGTCAATCATCAAGTACGCGAAGCGACTGCCGCGTGAGAGCGAAATTCTGGTCGTGCACGACGCGACGTCGCGCGACGAGAAGTTGAAGGAAACGACGGCTTACGGAAATTGGGCCGTCGAAAATCAGGACATGATCCTACAGATGTCGTGACCAGTGCAGGACGGCGCATCTCGCGCCGTCCGACAGTGTTCACGCGAACACCGGCCGCTGCAAGGCCGTCAATCAAACAATGGAGTCACCTATGCTTACCAAGACAAACATCG